CACCAGTTGGCACACCTGCGCCCTCTTGAGCCGCTATCTGCATATATTTAAATTCGTTATTTACGTTCTTAATTCCCTTAATTGCAAAGGTTCTAGAAAACTGCTCCCCAAGCCTTGTATGATTTTGAATTAATCTATCTGCGTGTGTTAAATCTCTGCGATACCTAATCATTATCACATGACTTGTTACTTCTCGCATTTGATCACCGAATAAATTCTCTTTAGAATCTTTAGGCATTATCTGAGCAAAAATATCTGCCACCTTACCATAGGAAACTACAGACCCACCACCACCATCTGGAGTCTTTGTATATCGCTGCACCTGCAATAACTGACGCATCTTACCAACAGGCATTAGCTTATTCCTGTTCTTAGCATATTAGAATAGGGGTGAACTCCTAAACGCATAATTTTATATGGATACAAAAGATTATTTAGAATCTTTGGAGGTTCTGGAGGAGGAAACCTTTCAAAGTCACCCCTATGCTCATAAGAGAATGTCATGTATTGTAACATGGCTAATCTTATATCTGATGGAATATCACTTCTAGCCGCACCATAACCTGCTGTATAATTTATCTCTAAACCGTTTGCAGCCCTAAGATCAGTCGGAAATGTTCCTCCATCCCTAAGATAAATGCGTCCAATATCAGAGACATTATCAACATAATAATTTGATGTTGCCCAAGTAGATTGTGTATCTGAGTCATTGTAATAATTAATACTTGTTACTGTGATTGCAGGTGAAGCAGCCAATTCAATATAGTTAACATATGGTCTTGTTAGTACCCCTGTTCTCATTCCCTCATATAAAGGATCAAGAGTAGATGCTGTACTATCTAAGAATTGCTGAACTGTTGTGGTTATAAAAAAACGACCAGTGAACTTTTCTGCCCAAAGTCTAGCCGCTTTTATGTACGTTAAAACAGGAATATCATCTACATCATCATCAAGTCGTAAATGTTCTTTTGCCTCTTCAATGCTGATAGGCTCTATAGTTGGCTGTGTTGTAATCTTTAATCCACTCATTGCCTATCATTCCCTGTTTATTTTGTTGGTGCTTTGCCACCTTCCCAAGCTTCATTGACATTAGGTGTACTTGGATCATCACCCACCAATTGACCTTTTTCGTTTCTTGCACGAACTGGATTTGAAGCTTTTGTTTCCGTTACTGGCGCATTACCACCAATTTCATTAGCCATACCATTTGCAACAAAATTCTTAAAAACGCCCTCTTGCCATGCTTCGGAAGAATTATATTCTTTATCTTTTTCGTAAGTCATAGTCTGCGCTCCATCTTCTCGCGCAATACCAATTCCATTTTTAATCATCATTATTTTCATATCACAGCCTTTTTAAAAGTGGGGAGAGTTACCCCCCACCTTAATTTTATGAAGTAGCGTGTTTCAGAGAAGTTAATGCTTCTGCAAGAACCACTTCACCACCAACCCTACGACGAGCAATGTACCGAACATTACCTGTTGCCGCTTGGCTAAATGGGTCACGCAATACTGCTAGAGCAACACGATCTACAATCATATAGCCCCTTCGGAAATCTCCAAAGATAACTGATCTTGCACCACTTGCTGCATCAGCAACATCAGCCGCTTCTACATATGGGTGACCAAGGATTGTGTTTGGCAAACCAGACTGACCTGAAAAGCCAGTTTGGAAAATATACGCACCTGCCGTATCTTTCAGCTTACGAATAATACCTAATGTTGATCTGTTCATCATCATTGTAGCAGTTCTTGCGTACTCTGATTTTAAACCATGAACCATATCCATTAAGTTATCTGTAGTAATAGCCGCTGAAGCTGCACCTGTTGCCTGATGTCCAACTGTTGTTGAGTTCATCAAACCAGTAGGCTTATTAGTACCGTTACCAGTAATAAAAGCTTCACCTTCTGCTTTTGCAAATTGCTCTGCAAATTCAGTGTTCATTTCTGCTTCCAGATCAAAAACGCTATCTTCTAACAACTGTGAACTAATATCAACTAAAGCATAAAGCTCATGTGTTGGTATCGTGTTCAATGAAGTCTGGTAGCCAGTTGTTTCAGATCGTGTACCACCTTCGGCAGTCCAACTTGCTGAAAATGTTGCTGTTTTGCTTGGAACTTCAATTTCTTTGTTTGAAGTCTGACGCACTCTTGCAACTGATCTAACTGGTGAAATCTCAGTAACAACCTTGATCAGTTCTTCAACATATTCGGCAGGTGCTAAATTACCTGCTGTCGCTGCTGTTCCTACTGTCAAAGCTTTCTTTTCGATTTCATCAAGACCATCTTCACCCTTACGCATGAACTGATCCCAAGCTTTTAATTGAACATCAATGTCTTTACCTTCAATACCATTTGCAGGTCTTTTCAACATTGTTTCAATTTCAGCAAGTTTACCTTCCATGCCCTCTGAAGCTTTTTGCTGTTGAGTGATAGACTGATTGATAGTCTCAAACTTGTCCATTTCACCTTCTAGCTTTGCAAGCTTTTCTTCAACAAGTGGGTCTGCTTCCCCTTTGCTTTCGATTTCCGCTAAACGCTCGTCATTTACCTTTTTAAATTCCTCAAAGGCACTTGTCATTGCGTCTACGGCTGTTTTGACTTCTTCTGTCATTTTACTAACCTTTCGTAGATTTAAGTTTTTAGGATATTTGTGAAGCGATCAATTGCTTCAAGAACTTCAGGCCGTTCTTCTTTTACAGCATCCCACTGTCCAAGTGCCTTGGAAACTGCGCTTGCAGCCGCCTTTGCTTCAGTGCGAGATAGGCTACCTACATCCCGTAGGAGTTCCTCCCATTCCCTCACTGTGCGATCCGCACCTTTTACCGCTTGTATCCTAGCTCTTGGATTCATTGGAAAAGTAACTGCGGAAATCTCCATAAGATCAACAGACTTTAAATATCGTCTCTTTCTCTTTTCATCATATTCATAACCTTTTGGATCAACACGGTATCCAATAGAAAGACCATCTATTGCGCCCATCTTCATAAGCTCATAGACTTCTTTTCCTCTCTGAGTACCCATTGCCAAGCGACCCTTAACCTTCAAGCCCTTTCTGTCCTCAATGATCTCATCAAAAACCCCGATAGGCTCATCTTGTTTATGTTGGTATAAAAGCTTGACAGCCTTTGCGCCTTTACGACCTATAGATTGAGCAAATGCCCCCTGAACGACTACATCGTTTCCAAGGTCTTTGTTGTTAAATATTGAACCATAACCTGAGAACATACCTTGTTGTTCATCATCTTCAGCCGTTTTTACTTCAAAGGCCACATCAAGCTGTTCATCTTCAAATTTATTTTCTAAATCTTCTTCAAACTCATTTACTTCAATGGGTTCATCTGTCATTTTTTTGCCCTCATACTGTGTACTACAGACTGCAACCCTCTGATCTTGGCCTGAAAACTCACTCACTATTTTGGGATCACTAAGACAGCGACCCATAAAATCATTTCTGCTTTCACCCACACTAGGTTTAGGCAACGGCATTCGATACCTCATGTCTCATTAAACACAAAATAGCATTAACACCATAAAACATCAACTATTACATTTAAAGCACAACATCTTGTGCAATATTCAAGGGTTTGTTGGGTAATCTTCTCTTATCAAGAACCGCATCAATAACTTTTTCAATCGGAAACGCACCCCAATTATCATCTATACTATCAGGCAAATCACCAAATAGCTTCTTGTAAATAGAAACCCACTCTTCTTCTGTGTATGCGATAGCTACCGCACGTTCATATTCTTCATCATCCAACGTCTAATTCCTCCATCATTTCCTCAAATCGTTTGGCAAGGTTTGGAAAGAGTTTATTTACTTCCTTCCATGCTTTAGGTCTTCCATATAAAGAAAAAAGATTAGCAAATGTTTCATAATATTTACTCCCAGTTCTTCGATAATATGAAACCCCATGACCCCAAGCATGATAATTTGTATAAAATCTACCAGAAGTCATTGCATCTATAATATCAGATATACCTGTTGCTCCTTCAAATTTAGCATCAGTAGTTTTGTATCTTATAATTCTTCCACTTCTTTTCTTTTTTGTTTTCTCCACAGACTCTAAAAGAAATGCTTTTAAATCTGGCAACTTATCAGTAAAACCTTCCGAAAGCTGATGACCTAAAATACCATTACTAAGCGTTATTCCTTCCTCTCCTAATCCTAAATCTTTTGCATCATCTAAAAACGCTTGCTGAAACTTAGTATCTTGTAGAGAAAGCCACCCTCCACGCACTTTGTCTTGATCAGTTTGATCTGCTAAAATATGATCAATATGATGTCCATACTCATGTTCTAGAGTTTCGCGGTCTAAATCTGACCAAAGTTCTTTGCCTTGATGATAGTATCTTCCTCTCTTAGAGTTCTTAATCTTTTCTGGTTTATCATTATTATTGATAATTCTTTTTTGCTGATCGTTGGTATTATCATTTATGTGATCATCGAACTCTTGTAGCTTTTTCTTGGTTTTCACATTGATGATCAAATTAGATATTGTAATTAAAGATGCCCCTGTTCTAGTTGGCTCAGATGTAGCCTCTGGAAGATCGACAAGAACAACCTCTGTATCCTCTACAATATCTGGCACAATCTCATCTTCATCTGAAAAGTAAACCGCAAGGCATCGACAATTGACGTTGTTAGCCCCCCCACCGCTACCATCATGAGGATAGTTCATTAAAATTTCTTGACCCTTGAAACGGATTACAAACTTTTCATCCATCCCCACCTCTTGCCCATTAGCTGCGGCATGATGAGAACGTGTTCTTCCATCACCAACTGATACCCAT